TCTAAAGGCTTCATCCTGCGACCATCGCCACCAAGTCCTTTATCCCAATTCTCAAGCAATGTGCCTCTGACATATTCAGCAGCAGCGAAAACTTTCGGGCGAAAGTTATTCAAGTCATTCAACGCATTGCTAATCTTCACTTTATTCCCCTTTTAGAGCGATATTCCGAAATGCTCATGCCGTATCTCTCCCTTACATAAACCTCTGATACAGCTATCAATGTATGCCGACAACGATAACCTCCGAGATATGGTATTGTCGGTAGCGGTGAAGGGTTCCGGATGCGCTTCCATTCCGCTATTGTGCGTATATCACCGATGTGTTTAGCACAAAACGGACGAGTGATACTATCTTTCGGACCTGCGTAAAGGAAATACTTAATTCCTTCTTCCAAAGCGAACCGCTCCGTAGTTGACCTCGTGAACGCCGCAAATCCTGTTTCTACCCAGCGAGCAACATTGTTCTCATATTTACCCTCTACAACTTTCTTAATATTGCTTGTCGCTTCTTCCTTACTTGTCGCTCCTCGAACAATATCAACAATCGCTTGTTTTATCACATTATCATAATACTGTGAAAGCGCGCTATAATCGGCTTCGCGTATTTCAGTCAATTCAACATCGGTAAACGGTACAACATCAGTAAAAGCTACACCAGCTAACCGCTGTTGTAACAATGATTGAACATCATACCCTTCTTTATATCCTTCGGTAACAAGCCGACGAACATACCCATCAAACCCACTCTGTCGCAACGCTATCTCCGCTTGTCTACGTAGTTCCGTATAGCGTGCTATTTTGTCGCTTGTGAATTTACCCCCGCCTTTAGTATCAATTATTTTCTCACGCAATAGTGTTGATAGTTCCCTGTTGATGCGCTTGAATGCGTTTAGGTATAGTTCGTAAACGTTATCTATTTCCGTCTTGTAACGTTGTATCGCTTCCCGTTGCGTCATTTTCGTCCTCGTCCTCGTCCTCATTGTTATTATCGTTATTGTCGGAGTGCGTCATCATATCATCAAGAGAAGGCATCATCGAACGCTTCCACTCGATATTTTGCTGCCATTCAGCAATCGCATCATCTTCTGTCAACCCTTTATTACGCATTAAAACTCGTATCGGGTGATCTATACCATACTCAAAATCATGCGCTTGCTTAATAACAATTTCATTCGATGTATAAATCGTCTCCACGCTATCGTAATCAAGAGATAGTTCGCATCGTATATCAATTTTACGTTTCCCAAAAGCATTTATCAACTGCTTCTCTATATCAAAAAGTTTTCGTTCAGCCATTCTCAAAATCTTTTCGTGAGACATTCGACGCTCGTTTATTTTCCTGTTTGATACCAAAAGGGAAAACCCACTTTGCGGGATCGCTGTTTCGTTTTGTATTGATACCCCGTAGCCATGCCCTTCACGTGATAATTGCGTAACGTGTACACGGTCTGGTGAAAACGCAAGCCCATTTATTCCGTTTGTTATATCTTTCCCTTCCTCGTTATTCGTTTCATGCCCAAAAGGGATTTTCATCACAATTTGAACCCATGAATTAAAATCATCAGTAATTTCAAGTCCTGTCAAACGTTTAGCAACCGCTAACTGTGCGTCAATCAAGTCTTGCCCTATATCCATATCAACACCATGTGCCGATGAACTCACAAAAGTAAGGAAAACGAACGGAAGAACACCATTGTATTCAGGACGCGGCTCTTCGTTCACAACTTTTGCACCTTGCGTTGTGTTTTTCAATTCACTGTAGTAAACAATGCCGTCACGTAGCGAGTATTGATACCCACGATCAAACGTACTAAGTGCGCCTCCGCTGTAAGAACGCGCTTCATAGTCTTCAGGTAACCAAAGGTTGGTATAATAACGAACACCGATAAGTTCCTCTGATATCGGGTGGAATGCAAGTTCGACGTTATCGAGATAATGTAAACGTCTCTTGATAATACCGTCAATAAACATTGACTCAATCACAACTCCATTTGATGCTAATGCATAGCGATATGCCTTATCCATTATAATGTCAATTTCTTCATCGTATAAGTATTCATCATAAACGTCCTGTTTGACTTCGTTGACAACGGCTTCTCGTGTTACCCCTTTTGAATAAAACCCGCCGTTAGCTGTTTCGTCAACAACAAATTTCACCGCGTTAATATCAATGAACGCGCGTTTGCTTGCGTTTATATTGCTGTTCGGATACAATTCCGCGAGTTTTGCGTTGATGGAAGACCGCCAATCGTCTTCGTAGAACTGTATACGTTCACGCGCTATTTTCTTAATGCCGAGCATTGCGAACTCATTTATCAAATAATCAATATACTTTTGTGTCATTTTGTAAGTCCTTATAATATGTATAGTAATTTGTTTCCGCCGCGAATAATCGGCTCTATTGCATAGCGCAACGCATCGATGCAATGATTGTTTGCATCCTCAACGATAGTGCTAATCGCGCCTGTTTGCTTGTCGATTTTGTATGAATATGCACGTGCTTCGTATGCGGTGTTCTTGCACCTTTCATGTATTATTATCTTTCTAAAGTTGCGCAATGCTTCAATCCCATCTTGTACGCTGCCTTGCCACTTTTTTACAGCAACACAATTTTTGAAACCTTTGTTTTGTATATGTGCGATTGTTTCAGGTCGCGAACTGTCTGCATAAATAGTATAGTGTCTCGAAAAGGGTACAGTATCAAACGCTTTCGGAATATCATCCAAATCAACGCCAACGCCGTAAAATTCGCGGTCAACAAATAGCGTCTTTTCCCTAATATAGCAACGGACGAGCGTTGTCGGGTCTTTAGAGAACCCCCAGTCTGCCCCGAAATAGAAGTCAACATCATTAGGCGTTTCAAAATTGTCAACCGCCCATTTCCCATGTAATACCTGCGCTTCACTATGCACAACAGGTTCTCCGAGCCAAACGTGCCTATACTTATCGTAATCGTTTGCTTTATCGTACTCCATTTCAATGCGCGCTTCTTCGGGGAAGAACGGGTTACTATCGTAATTCACGTGTGAAACAACAACATTATCCCTGTTCGATTTTACGAATTGTATGTGAACAGGGTCGTTCGGTTGTGTCCAGTTATAAGTAAAAATAATTCTGCTTCCGTGTTTCCGAATTGTCGGTATTAGTATGTCTAATGAATGTTGCGATATATAGTTCGCTTCCTCAACCNNTTCTTTCCTCAATCCCTTAAAAAAGAATCGCGTCCCGTTCGCGCCGACTATTTCTGTCTTTTGAATACGGTAAAAACGGCTAAACGTTTCGTTTTCGTTTATCCTATTCGCAAGCAACGTGATAACGGAATCGCTTATACTGTTTTGTATTTCACGCGAGCATAAAATTAAAAGCGGAGAATATAATCCAATAGTAAGCAAGTATATTGCCACGCTCCATGATTTACCGCTACCACGCCCACCATGTAGGACGGTGAAACGAGCGTTTTTATTCAACGCCTCTATATGCGCTTCTGGCATTTCAATCTCTATCATTTTTTCCCTTACCTATTAAGACAACCTGTTCAAGAGGTTGAACTATGTTCACATTACTATTGACGTTTTCGGTCGGCTTGCCTATAAGCAAATGATGGTTCTGTATGACTTGTGCTTGTATTGACACAAGTGTACGCAATTCAGAAATAGAAGCCTCTCCACCGCTTGATCTTTTCTCAATAAACTTCGCCGTTTCGTTAGAGACTAACCGGTGCTGTGCAGTGTTTGTGTTATACATCTCTTCGTAGATTATTTTTGCATCTACTATTTTTTTCTTCCGAACACTTTCGTGCGCTTTTTCTTTAATTTCCTCTTGTTTTCTCCTGTTTTCTCTTTTCGTCGCCTTCCATTTGCTCGCCCAGTTTTCAAGAGTTGACGGGTTCATTTCAAGGTGTATCGCGAGTTCTTTATATGTTGCGAACTTGCCCGACATCCATAATTCAAGCGCGTGATTGCGCTGTTCGTCTGTATATCGTTTGCCTCTACTCATTTATATCTCTTTACGAATAAGTTTGTTTTTTTTGAACGGAGTATAAT